CATTTAGTATTGCCAGTTTCATTAATCATCTTCCATAAACCTAGATAAATCGGAATCTACTTTAAATATCCGTTTTTTACGTTTTTCTTCCAAAGCATATGTTTTAAAGTCTTGGTCTTTCTCTTTCACCTTATCGATTCTATTTTTTAATTGGTCGATAAAGCTGTTTAGAATATCATTAGCCACATCCTCTTGACCGTGTAGAGCATATTCGTTTAATCCGGATTGGGAAAGATATTTTAGTTTTATGTCCTGTTGTTTCTTTTCATTAGCAATCCTACGTAGAAAAGCGAACCAAGAGATTTGAGTAAAGTATGCAAATGCATTTGGATTACCAGTACGTGTTGCCACTGCCGGATCGTAGTTCTCAATAGCTTTTAGACAATTCTCTACAGCATCCATTACCATTTCTTCCCGATACGTATAACCAATAAAGTTAGACTTATGGGATAACCCCTCTGCAATACGTAGGAAGCAACGGGCGATGTAATCTGGGACCTTAGGAGGTGGGTCATCCGTGGCCTGACATTCTCGCACTAGAATACAGTAGTCAACAACTGCCTGAGAAAATTCTTTATTATTTACATAATGGGGATTTTTCTTTTTAGCTTTACTCATAATAAATTCCTGTTAATGTTCATACTATTTTATCATAGAAATAAATTGGTGTAAACCACTTTTTTTAAAATTAAGGGGGTTTACAAAATAAAAAAATCCGATATAATAAATCTAAGGATTTTCGGGAAGGATTAGATACCTCGTTAATGTAACTTATTTCTATCAGGATTAAATTCTATAACGTTGGAAAAATCGCTATCTGATTCTTCGACCATTGTCTGAAGTTTTTGAAAATATTCATCTACTTTAGCTTGTATTTCTTCAGGTGTTAGATTCGCATTTTCTACTGCCTCGAAAAAATGCTTCAGCATCCTATCACTAGGTATAACCTCGGCTAAAATATGTGCATAGTTCAGAGAAAGAAATCCGTCAGTATCATCTTGCATAGTTACCCAAGGTCTGAAATTATAATATCTTATACCTCTGCCGTCGTCATCATGTGATTTTAATTCCATAGCTTTTCGGATAATCATTTCTTCTTCGCTATCCTCAGGCCACTGAACAATTTCACAAATAATCTCATCGCCATTCGATAGCTTAAATTGTCTGAAATCAGTCATTAATGTCAACCTTTATAATTTTATACTTGAATTGTTCTTTCTCGTATATTTTCACACGTTCGGCGGAGTGGACCAATGTATAGTTTTCTCTTGACCTCCAGTGCAAATCGTCGGCAATATCGAAGAGTTTGGTTTCTCGTCCATCGTCTGAGATTCGAAGACCACGTCCAATACTCTGCAGAACTTTGATTTGGGATTTGCTTGGTGAAGCGAATACAATATTATGCAAATTCCGAATGTTAATACCAGTGCTGAAAGTTCCCAAGGAAGCGACGATGATCGCATCTTTTTGTTTCTCCACTATTTTACGGATGGATTCTCTATCACTTGTTGCAACCTCACCAGAGACGAAAAATACCTTTCTACCTTCCTCTGCCTTATTATTTATCATTTCATAGAGAGGCTTTCCATGAGCGTCCACACGATTAAATAGGACGAGAGTATTTCCTTTAGCATCCAGAGCGAGATTACGAATGAGCCTATTACGAACAGGGTTTCCAATAAGGAAATCGATTTCTTCCTGATATGTTCTTTTTCCAAAGTCCTTTCTTACCTCCTCGGAATACTGCAACAAAAGGACTTTAATATCTAGGGGCGCTAATGTTTCTTCGTCCTGTAATTTCTTTGTTGTTGTTACTTTATATACAGGACCGAATAATCCTTCTAGAACTAATTTATGTGTTTGCGTACCGTCCAAGGTTCCTGTGGTACCAAACCTATATTTTGCCTCAGTTGCTTTATTCATTATAGAGGATAAAGACTTAGATTTAAATCCATGACATTCATCCCCAATTACCATACCAAACTGTTCAAACCATTTCTTAGGGTATTTATATATGCTTTGCCATGTAGAAATTATAACCCTTTTATCCGTCGATTTATCTTTACCTGAATAGATCCTATGACATGCGTTTTTTACCAGCATACCATATGATTCAAAGTCCGAATACATTTGCTCGACTAAAGAAGTTGTTGGAACAATAATTAAAATCTTACCTTTTTCTGAGGTCATAGTCATATAGTATTTCATTATTAAATAAATAATAAATGATTTACCAGAACCTGTAGGGGATAATAAAATTGCGCGGGAAGATCTTAGTGCTACTTTTACCGCTTCTTCTTGGTAGTTGCGAGCCGAAAAGGGAAGGGATGTTTTTTCTTCAATGTCAAGCCATTGGCGAAACTCGGAAATTTTGTTCGTATCTTCAGGCGACCCATATCGGGGGTTATCCAGTATGGCGACGGTGTAGTTACGTTGAGACGCAAACTTTTGAATTTGGATATAGAGACCTGCAGAGATCTCCTGAGTATTGTGATTAAAAAGTCTAATCTTACCATCCCAGACTCTATTCTTATATGCCGGCATAAACTTATATCCAGGTACATAGAAGCTAAAGTACTCTGAAAGTTCTTTAGCAATACCAGGTTCACAGTCTACGTGCAGCATACTGTAGTCTAAGAGTCTAAGATTTAAATCGGCCATTACCCACCAGCTTCAAATTGTTTCCACCTAATAATATTACCTATTGTCTGATGTCGCCATTTAATTGAGTCGACTATCTCAGTCAATGTTTCTACTATGGTTTTGTAATATTGGATTTTTTCTTCAGACTTTTGTATGTCTGGGTCGGAGTCGTAATAATAATCCATTTCACCTTTTAGAATTTTAAGACCATTAAATGGGTCATAATCCCATCCTTTTGCTTCTATAGTTTCTTGGTCCATCTTTCCATTGTAATATAACCATTTGTCTTTCAGCAGCACTTTTTGAGCGGCCTCCGCGCGCTTTAACTGTAGTTTAGCTAAAGATAACTGCTGTAAGTATTTAGCGTGAAGTTTCGGAGTGTCCCTGGAAACCTCCGCTAGTTTAGAATTGTCAATTGTACAGTCTTCCTGCCATTGCTCTACGATACTCTGTAGATCCATAATATAACTCCATATTGTATAGTACTATTTAGGTCAGTTCAAAACTGGAGAATCTAAACGTTGCGGGGAACGTGATAAATGTATTATCGCTCAACGTAGATTCCAAAGTCATATCTCCCAAGTTAGTTGGTAGACAATCTATATATTTAATTTTTCTTACTGTGTTGTTATGGCTTGATAGGATTGATAATGTAATATCCGAATATGATGGAGGCAAGTTTGCGTTTCTTGTAGTAGGTGGGCGCTCATTAATCTCTACCAGTCTGTTCATCCAGTTATACATCTCAGTATATGAATTTAAGTTCTCATCCACAATGATCATACAGGTTAGTTCTGAATAGATTAGTTTATCGCCTGTAAATGGTATTGATCCAATTCTTTTGTATGGTACCTCGATTGGGTTAAGACTAAGATTAGGGTGCAGCACAGTCTGAGCGAAGAACTCTAGGTTAGGAAAGTTCTTACGGTCAATTGTAAGCCGAAAGGACGTAGGCTGTAAATAGTTGATATTGTTCAACCCAGATACGCTAGTGACATTACTAACATCTACGGATATAGAGGGGTTCAAAGTGGGCATGCGCTGTTCCTTGTTTAATCTATTCTATCATATTTATATGAGAAAAAAAATCGAAAAAAATGAAAAAAAATGCATTTAGGGGGTTTACAAATGATTCGAAATACATTATATTAATAGTATAACAAAGGAGATACCAAATGCTACTACCTAATGGATCAGCTATCAAACTGGACGTAATCGAAGCTTTCAATAAAGCGACTACTAACCCAGAAAACATTAACTCATCAGGTGGTCTAAATTGGAACTTCGTAGATGCAGATCTTTGCTTAGATCTTAGAGATTTCTATTCAATGGATTATCTCTATGAGTGCTTCGAGGTTTTAGTAGATGACTACTTTTCGTGAAGGAGACAAAATGGAAGGATTTGTAATTTTCGTAGGATTTATACTGGGCGGGGTTTGTGCTACAGTTATTTCACAGATGTTAACCGATGTTAAATCTGTATCACAAGAACTCGGTATAGCGGCTTGGGGTTTTGCTGGTGGTATTGTTGGAGTCATTCTAGCAGACCTATTACTACAAACCCTATGACTCTTTTCCTCATACGTCCGTGTGGAGGGCAGGCCACCTGAAAACACGATCTCTGGTGAATATATTCGCCCGTGAAATATCGGTGTCGTGAAACCCAGAGATGTTAGTTTCAATCAAACTAGAGCGGCAACGTCAATAAGACCGTGCGGGGAGATTGGAGATACTAGCTGGGCGTATGAGGAAAGGAGTTACAAATGACTTGGACAGTAACAACACAATTCAGCACTATGTGCAAAGCAGTCGAAAGCGAATTGCCTGAGTGGTGTGCTGTCGTCTGCGAGACTGAAACGGAAGCCAGGGAATGGTTCGAGGTTCATGTTAGGGGTAGGCATAGCAAAGCTAGGGTCGTTACCTTGACAAAAGAAAAAGAAGTAGTAGAAGTCTGCTTCTTGTAAAAAAAAGGAGCGCCGAAGCGCTCCAGTCTGGGAGATAGAATTGGAGGGGTTGGTTCCCCTCCTTTTTTAATCTCTTATGTAAGAATGTTGTCTACGCGGAAGATGCGGTAGTACTGGTTCTCGCGGTTAGTTGCAAGACCGTCACGACCTGACATATTGCCTGTGTCAACGAATGGGTTTGATACCATGCCATAGCGAGTTTTGAACCCGATACGTGGCTGGAAGTCATTCTCGCCAACTGCACGTACCATTGTTAGTGGTACATATGGGCAATAGAATACACCGGCGTCATATGGGTTAGTACCCTTATAGCCTACGTTGATGTAATCTGTTGTTGCATATGGGTCGATGTATACGCGGATACGACCGTTCATAACACCTGCGAATGTGTTACCTGTGTCATCTACGTTTAGGTTAGTTGAAAGAGCAGGAGCGTAATCCAACATGCCTGAAGCTGCTAGTGCACTTGCAACATCTGATGAACAGATGATGAAGTTACCTTTACCGCGGCGTGTTTCTTTTGCGATTACGTTCGCTTCACGATCAAGCTGTACACCTAGACCTTTGAACTTCTCTGCTGACCAACGGCCGTCTGCGTCTGATGATAGATCGAAGATACCTTTTGTTGTTACGTTAGCTTGAAGTGCACCGATTTTAGCTTGTGCGTTAACTGTGCGAACAACTTCACGGTTGATCTCTGCCAAGATTTCTGTTGACAAGATGTTTGCCAATTCTGTCTCAGCGTCTAGACCGTGGATTGCTTTCAAGTCTTGCGCAAGCTCAAGTGTGTACTCTGCTTTCAATGCGCGTGACTTCGCTGTCACAGTTGCTTTTTCGATTGTGAAGCCCATTTCTGCAAATGACTCACCAGTGTTACCTAGTGCTTCCGCTTCTGCAGTATCGTATGCGTCACCTGTTACAGGAACGTATGTGCCACCTGAGTCAGCGATTGAGCTGTCTGTGTCGGTGTCTGTTGCACCTGCAAGACCTGATGGTCCTCGTGAGCCGTTACCTGTTGCAGATGAAT